AGTAAAAAAAGATATTCCCACATTACGGGAAAGCGATGTCAAGGCTTTAATGGTACAGATTGCTTTTATGGAGACCAACAATGATAGCACATACAATGTGCCACCCAGAATTGGTAGATATGCAGTACACAACAAAACTCTGATCAATTACGGATACAAATTTGCAAATGGTGCTGCATATACAGGCAAAGACGGAGTAAACACGGAAGTAGAATTTATTTTTGATGTGAACGTGCAAGACCGCATCATGGAAAAATTTTTGTTAGCACAATACACCGCTGGTATAAAATCGGGGGCAATCAAAGATTATGACACAAAAGAAGTAGTAGCAGGTATGCTGGCTGTGTCTTATCAATTTCAAGACGCCAATCCTACTTTACAACAAGGATTATCGTCTATAACAGGATTGATGAGTACTGACACAAGTAGTTTAGTATCAGCTGCATCAGGGCTGGCCGGTGACCTGGGCGGACTGTTGAGCACCGCAGCAGCGCCACTACAGGCAGCTTCGCAACTTGCTCAAAGTGAAGTTTCGTCTATAGCACAAAACTTGCAGTCGGCTCTACCCACTGTCAGTGTTTCCGCCAGCGGAGTTGCAGTTGACACACAGGCACTATCCGGAATACCTAATATTACTGGCACTGCTACTGCCACTGCACAAAGTGTACAAACTGCGCTTGATCCTGCGCTGCAAGGGTCTGCAGCACAATTTAAGAAAGCCGCAGCCAAAGTTGATGTAAGCAAATTGAAAGCTACCGGCGATGATTATGCCAACTCGCTGCCAGCTGCCAAGGCAAAAGAGTGGCGTCAAAAAGGCAAAGAAAAAGACAGTCAAGGACGTCCTGGGGCTCTTTTTTATAATGCAGGAAAATATGCTATACAAAATTTAAATGCTGACGTTTCGACCGAATCACTTCCATAATATGAGTAAATACTAATATGACAAGATACATATGGCTAACACACGATACAAAGGCTTCAGCACTATAAACAACATAAAAAAATTCCGCATTGTTGATGCTGAATTGGTCAAACAAGATTTGATAAATCATTTTGGCATTCGCAAAGGTCAAAAGCTCATGAACCCAGACTTTGGAAGTATAATTTGGAACATGTTGTTTGAACCTCTCACTGCCGATGTTCAGTCAACAATCGTTGAGGATGTAAAAAGAATCGTGAGTTATGATCCGCGAGTATCTGTTGATAACGTGCTTATAAACGAATTTGAACACGGTTTGCAAATACAAATTGACTTGACATTTTTACCGGGTAATTATAGCGAACAGCTTAAATTAGAATTCAATTCAGATTCAAATATATTATTAGCATCATAAAAATACCATATTATAATTGCCATAAATATTGAATAATAGGTATAAGATATGGCAATTACCACAAGACAAACCAGTTTATTAGTCCAGCAAGATTGGACTAAGATTTATCAGACTTTTAGAGAAGCTGATTTCCAAAGCTTTGATTTTGAAACACTACGCAAATCAATGATTGAGTATTTGCGTACATATTATCCTGAAGATTTCAATGATTTTACTGAAAGTTCAGAATACATTGCTTTAATAGATCTTATAGCTTTTTTAGGCCAAAGTTTGGCTTTTAGAACAGATTTAAACGCAAGAGAAAACTTTCTTGACACAGCCGAACGTCGCGACAGTATCTTAAAGTTAGCCAAACTTATAAGCTACAATCCTAAGCGTAGTATACCAGCAGCAGGATTTTTAAAATTTCAAAATGTAAGCACATCAGAAATAATCTATGATAGTACTGGTACTAATTTAAGCAATCTTCTGGTAAACTGGAACGATAATACTAACGAAAATTGGTTGGAACAATTTACAGCGATATTAAATGCTGTATTAGTTGGAACTCAGGCAATTGGAAAACCAGGAGCATCAAAAACTTTAAGCGGAGTAAAAACAGACGAGTATGCTATAGATTTACTAAATGGAGTAATACCAGTACAACCCTATACCGCAAGCATAGCAGGAGTTACTTATCCATTTGAAATAATAAGTGCAACATCAGCTGACCAAGCTTACATATATGAAAAATCACCTGCACCAAGCGGCGTTTTTAATTTTCTATATAAAAACGACAATCAAGGAAATGGGTCAAATAATACAGGATACTTTTTCTATTTCAAGCAAGGAGAACTTAGAAGTCTTGATTTTTCAATAACAGAAAGTTTGCCTAATCGTATTGTTAATGTCAATTTTGACAATATCAACAACACTGATGTTTGGCTATATTCACTTAATTCAGCCGGCAGTCCTACTACTCTATGGACGCAAGTCCCGGCAATAAATGGTATCAATGTAATCTACAATAATACCGAAGATAGAAATCTTTATAGTGTTAGCACCAGATCAAACGATCAAATTGATTTGGTGTTTGGTGATGGATCGTTCACTAATATTCCAATTGGTAATTTTAGAATTTATTATCGAGTTAGCAACAATCAAACCTACAAAATTACTCCTGAGGAAATGAGTGCAGTTACTATCACTATTCCTTATAGAGGCAGAACAGGCAGAGCAGAAACTTTTTCTGTTCGTGCAAGTTTAGAATACACTGTAACTAATGCATCTGCCAGAGAAACTCTTGAAGAAATACGTATTAAAGCACCGCAACAGTACTATACTCAAAATCGAATGGTAACCGGTGAAGATTATAATATTCTTCCGTATACTACATTTGGTAATATTTTAAAAGTCAAAGCCGTTAATAGATCCAGTTCAGGAGTGAGTCGTTATTTAGACGTAGTAGATGCTACCGGAAAATATTCAAGTACGAACATATTTGCACAAGACGGAATTATTTACTCTGAGCCAACAGTTGAAGTTGAAACATTTCAATTTACCAGCAGCAGTGAAGTAAATTATATTGTAAGAAATGTTATAACTCCTTTGATTTCTCGCGTATCTACAAAACATCTATATTACAAAACAGCGACCAGATTTACTCCTACAGGTACATGGACACAATCTTCAAACAGTGGAGGTCGTAGTATTGGAACGTTTGATGCGTCCAGTTACATTTACATTACTCAAGGAGCCTTAATTAAATTTGTTGCACCAACCGGCAAATACTTTGATGCTCAAAATCAATTACAAACAGGCACCCCTGAGACAGAATTTCAACGCACAGAATTATGGGCCAGTGTTATTTCATATGTTACTCCTGGTGTAGGAAATGCAACATTAAGTGTGGTAGTGCCAACTGGAGCACAAATAAGTGAAGTCATTCCGGTGTTCGCAAATGCCTGGCCATCATCTTTAATAACAGAAATTATAAACAATATTTTAAGTTATAAAACATTTGCATTGAGATACGATATTGTCAATAAAATTTGGACCACAATTGATGAGGCGAACATTGGATCTGGAGATTTTAATTTAGCCAATGCAGGGAATACCTCAGGTTTAGGGTTAGATGACAGCTGGTTTTTAAAATTTGTGTTTGCTAACCAAGCATACACCGTGACAAGCAGAGGATTAAATTATTTTTTCCAAAGCGAACGAGAAACAAGATTTTATTACGATCCTGATGTAAAAGTATATGATAGCAGAACAGCTACTACAAAATTAGACGAAATAAAAGTTTTACGTACAAATACACTACCTGACTCGGCTGATAGTTTGTTTTATAGTCAAATTTATCGTATAGCCAACCGTGTAGTAGAAGTTGATGGATTTGAGGATAATAGGAAAATTTTAATTACTTTTCCTGACGATAACTTAGATGAGGTTCCTGACAATCCTGATTTATTTGATATATTAGTTGATCCAGAAACAAATCCTGAACATAAATTTGTTTATTTCATTGAAACTATTGACGAATTTAATTTTGAAAAATATGACCCTGTTGATCAAAATTTGATTGTATCAATTTATCCAGATGAAGCTGCAATTCTTACAAATATTACTCTATATCCTGTTGATACAATTTTTTATGCTACCGGCGAGGATAAATTTTATAAGTCGACCGGAAGCTCACTGACTGTTGTGACAAATTATATTGCCAGGTTTGGAAGACAGGACATTATGTTTCAGTACACACACAATGCACCAAATAATCGTAGAATAGATCCAAGTCCAAATAACCTAATAGATTTTTATATCTTAACAAGAACATACAGCGATCAATATTATGCTTATATCACTGATACAAGTAACAGATTGCCTCAACCGGTGCCTCCTACCAGTGTAGAGTTACAAACAGAATTTGGATCAATTGAAAATTTAAAAACTATAAGTGATAGTATCATATATAATCCTGCTGTGTTCAAGCCATTATTTGGAAACAAGGCAATAGATTCTTTACGTGCTACTTTTAAAGTTATCAAGAACCCAAATGTAAATTTAAGCGATAATGATATAAAAAGTCAGGTCATTGCCGCAATTAATACATATTTTGATATATCCAATTGGGATTTTGGCGAAACATTTTATTTTAGTGAACTAAGTGCTTATTTACATACATCGTTAAGCCCGAATGTTAGCAGTGTAATAATAGTACCGGCAGCTCAATTGAGCGGGTTTGGTGCATTATACCAAATTAATGCCGAACCAAACGAAATTTTAGTAAGTGCTGCTACTGTCGATAATGTACAAATTATCAGTGCAATCACAGCAGGACAAATTAACATTTAATAGGAACAAGAATGGCTGTTATAAAAACTCATCAATTTCTACCAGAAATTTTTCAGACTGAAACAAATAAAAAATTCTTAAATGCCACCTTGGACCAGCTGGTAAATGAACCTGCCCTTAAAAAGATAAATGGTTATATTGGTAGAAAACTGGCTCCTTCGTAC